AGAGTTTTTCGTAAAGTTCAGTATTGCCATCGTGTGACATATTTGACCTCCTAACCGTTGTTTATTATTGATTCTGCAGTAGAAAAATCCGTAATTATTGGATTTCCTGTATTATCTATATAAACGTCAATCATTGTTTACCTCCTTGATTGTTGTTATTACTAAAACGATGGGGGGGCTTAGTTGCCCCCCTCATATATTACAATTTTGCTGAGTAAATCTCTTCATGTAACATGAAGGCATTAGACTCAATAGCGTAAACAGTGCATTGAATTTTGATGTCCTCAATGTCACACATAGTATTTGCAGTTCCAAAACTTGCAATTAAATCTATGTAATTTAAACCTTGTTCCTCTGCTTGTTCATAAACATAATCATCAATAAACTTTTGATTTTCATCATAAAATTTAAGAATGTTACTGTTATAAACCATTCCAGAACCCCAAGAATTTTGATTAGTCCAAGTGTTAATTAATTCTAAAAAGTTATCTTTTATTTCTTTTTCACCTAATAAACTATCAGTGTTAAAGTCAGAATAAAAGTCATCATTAACTAGTTCTAAAATCCAATCCTTGATTACATTCTTTTGATAGTGAATGCCGTCAACAATTTCAATTTTACTGTTATTGTTTTTTATTGTGTAACCCATAATTATTTCCTCCTTATTATGAATTTATTTATTACTAAGACGAAGCCAAGCAACCAATTTTGGAGGGGTTGCTTGGCGTTGTCGTGGGTTCTTTCGTTTCGGTTTATTAAACTTTGAATTTAATCTAAGCCTTGCGACTTAGAACCATACACCTCCCACAGTTTCGGCTTCATTCCTGACTTTCACAGTTTTTCAATTAGTAATTTTTTTTCAATAACTTAGGCTAGAAAACCTCCACGCCTGAACCCTTGGATTCATAGCGTCTTGACAATCTCGCAACCATTACATTAATAGTCAACCTCAATTGATTAAATATTGTTGTAATTTCTTTTTAACTTTCAGTTATTGATAAGAGTGCTTTTTTTCATTCAACACAATTTGTGATTTAGTAAATGGATTTAAAAAAAACTATCGGGTCACATTTAGCAAACTCAGTCAATAAGTTTACTTAACCTGCGATTATGGGCTTTGAAGCTCCCCAAGGGGATTTGCTTTATTTTCTCCAAAGTGTCTTGTGCATGATTGCCCTAAAGTATCGGACAATTTTTTGACTACCTCGAACCATAACAACCTGTTTAATGCTTCCTGTTTCAAACTCTAGTATGAGCCTGACTTTTTCAGCTTTTCAGTTCCTCCACTATTTGGAAACGTTTGCATTCACTACAGTCTAGGAAGTTCATTCGACTTGACCGAATTACTCGGTTTCTATGACTTCCCCCCCCTGCCGTTTCACGTTGCCCCCAATTGTCAGGGTTCAAGCCTGACTTCTAAGCCTTCTAAGTTTGCTTAGTCCCTGAGGGTCTAACAACCTACCAACATCAACCACTGATTAGAGCTTATCATGGTTTAAATCATTATGTCAACATATAAAATAATAAGGGATAATGTGGCACCTTCATTTAAATATAAATACAACCTGATAAAATAAAAAAGACTATGAGCAGAAAAATACAGTTAGATAATAAAAAGATTGAGTTAATAAAGAAAGATATTGAACGCCTAGGGCTACACCCTACATCAGCCATAATTCGACACTGTGGGGTTTCTGAGTCTGTGGCTATGGGTTGGTTACGTTTCGGCGAGAAAGTCCGAGTAACCCTAGATTCTGATACTGATACTGATACTATAGATACTGTTACTGTAACAGATACTAAGAACCTGAACCCTAGTGACAGATACAAGCAACTTACCTTGAAGCTACATGATACTGTTACAGGGGCTGTAACAGAGTTTGAGGCTATGCAATTAACGGAATTAACGACTGCTGACAATGAAGCTGTTAAGAGTAAAAATAGCCAATGGCTACTGTCTAAAAAATATCCTGATAGGTACGGAGACCATAAGAACCAAACAACCATAGACGAGCAAGCTAACAGCCTTATTCAGGCTTTAATTAATATTAACCTTCCTAACCCTGAGCCAAAAACCCCAATAGATAAAACGGAGTAACGCCGTTTAAAACGCCGTAAGACATTCTAAACTAATAAAGTAGAATGAAGGACAAAGTGTCCAACTATTACGAACTATTCTAAACTGACCTAGGACATTCCAAACAATGTTAATATGCCCCTATTTGGAAGTAACCCGAAGACAGACCCAATGACCCCAAAGTACCCCCTAACACAGTAGGGCACGGCTACGGGGATTCTAGGGACTCTCAGCCTCATTCCTTGACCCTTCCCAGCCAAGAAAAATTTCGAGCTTGGGGTGGTTGGGTGGTGGTGGTGGTGGTGATGTGGTGGTGGTGGTTGTGGTGGGTGTTGGGTGGTACTTGGTGATGGGGGGGTGGTTCTTAGTCGTCAATGTCTGTGTATCTATGTGGTACTACCTCCTGTAAATTTTATGCTAGAATGTGACTCATGATAGAAACACAACGAGATGCATTGTTCCAAGCCATCGGATACAAGCCTACTTCAGCACAGCTTGATATTCTTAACGATGATGCTAGATTCAAATTAGTCGCAGGTGGCGTAAGAGCAGGAAAGTCTAACCTTGGGGCTATGTATATGTTTGAAAAGATAATGGCTAAGATAGTTGAGGACCCTGATAATGCTTCGGGCAGTGTCTATTGGCTAGTTGCTGCAGATTATGAGAGGACTAGAGGGGAGTTTGACTATCTGGGCGATGCATTTAACAGGTTAGGGATTATTAAACGTGCCACACGACAAGTAGACCCCGGTTATATTGAGGTGTCAGTTGGCTCTAAGAACTTAAAACCGTTGATAATAAAGACTAAGTCTGCGACTGACTACAGGAAACTTGCGATGGAAGCTCCAATGGGCATCGTTGCATGTGAGGCTTCGCAGTTGGACCAAGAAAGTTACTGGCGATTGATGGAGAGAGTGGCAGAAAAGCGTGGTTGGGTATTTTTAGAGGGAACATTCGAGGGAAGTCTGGGATGGTACCCCCAACAATTTACGTCATGGCAGTCTCCGGGTATCCAAAATTTAGAGAGTGCGAAAAGTTTTTCTTTACCGACATGGACTAATACACATATATTTCCGTTGGGAGAGGATGACCCCGAAATTGAAAAGATGAAGGTTGAGCATTCCGATGAATGGTTTAATGAACGTGTCGCCGGAATACCAAGTCCCCCAAGTGGATTAGTTCATCCGTCATTTAATGTAAATATTCATGTGAGGGAAGTAGAATATGACCCCGATGAGATTGTTTATTTAGCTTTAGACCCCGGATATTCTAGGATGACAGAGAGTGCGTATGCCGTTGAGGTTTGCCATATAATTGATGGTCAAGTTCAAGTGTTTGATGAAATTTATGAGAGAGAATTAGTTGTGTCAGACATAATTGATTTGGCTAAAAGAAGATTCTGGTGGAATAATTCTAATAAGTTTGGAGTAATTGACGTTGCAGGGAATGCACATGCCGGAGCAATGCCATCAAATACTGAGATATGGTTTAAACAAGGAAATATTATTATGCAAAGTCAGCCCGTAAAGATAATTGACGGGATTGAAAGAATGAATAGCATGTTAAAACCTGACCCTTTGGAGATGGAGCCCGGATTAATTATTGACCCCAAGTGTAGAGGACTAATTTCTGAGCTTGGTGGAGCACCAAATCCCTTTGATGGACAGGTTAGAGTTTACAGTTGGCAGATGAATAGAGAAGGTGGGGTAGTTGGAAATGTTCCAAGAGACAAGTATAATCATGCTATAAAGGCATTGACTTACCTGATGGTTAATCAGTTTGGTTATGCCGGCAATGAAAACTATCAGAGGGAAACAATCCCAGTAACAAGGTTTAGATAATGGCTAGAAAAACTCAAGACGAAGTAGTAAATGGAATTTTAAATAAAATAGAAACTCTATTTGACGAAGACCAACCTTTACATGACAGAATGGATATGGATTATTCCTCATGGAGATTAACTCAATTTGTTCCAGACGAAGAGGAAGGTGTCGACCCAGAAGATGCTTACACAACTAACTCACTTAGAACATTAGCAGACAAGATAGAAAGTTTTATTTCTGGTTCTGAGCAAGTTGTAAGAGTGCACAATGATGCAGCAGACGAACAGAAGCGTGCTGCAAACGATAATTTAGAAAGATTAGTTATCGGTATGCACAGGCAAATAAACAAGAGATTGCAAAGAAAAGGTGAGCCTTTACTTGTATCACAACTAGCTTGGTACTCTACGGTACGGGGTGGTAGGATAGCAGCAAGGTCATTGCTTAGAAAACAGGCAAACGGTGAGACTTATGCTGAGATAAAACCTTTAGACCCTAGGCATTTGGTTGTTCAGTACGGAGAAGATGAGCCAGTATTTGCAGCATACAGAATGACTAAAACAAGAATTGAAATTAGGGACACCTATAAAAATTTTAAATTCAACGATGTCACGCTTGATGACGGACATGAGGTTGAGTTTATTTACGATTGCTATGAAAGACAGATTGTAAATGGCAAAGTTAAATATATGAATTACGTCATTATTGATGACAAGTACGCAAAGAAACCTGCAGATACATTCTCAATGATGTTCCCGATATGTTCTGTTCCTGTTGGTAGCGTACCATTACTTGCCACATCTGATACAGGAATGAGACAGATTGACAGTATGGCTGACATCGAAGACCCAATTCGAGACTTCTCTGAGTCCATTTTCGCTGCTAACAGGGATATAATTAAATTTAAAAATAGAGTTTTCTCTTACAGGATGGCACTTGCTGCAAGAGCAGTAGACCAAGCTTATAAAGTTTCTTCATTAGACGGAACTAAGGCGTTAGAAGACAACCCATCTAAGAAGGGGTCACAGATAAATGTGTCAACTCAGAACCAAGAAGATGTGCAACCTATGCCATTGTCACAATCACCAAGAGATGCAGACGTATTACTTGGTGCAATTAATGATGATGAAGTAGACGGTGGATTGCCACCTCAAGCTTTTGGAATATTGCAGGCACCTATTTCTGGTTATGCAATGAGGCAGCTTGGAACTAACATCGAACAGAAAGTTATCCCAAGATTAACAGCAGTACAGAATTTATTAGAGATGTCTTTTGAGCATTTAGTTATGATGTATGAAACTAAATCGTACAAACCATTAAATGTTTCTGGGAAAACTTACGCTAAAATGCCTTTTAATGGACCGATTGCACCTGATGATATTAAAAATCATGGCGATTTAACGTTTACATTACTTCCAGCATTACCAGAAGACGATATGCAAAGATATTCTATTGCACAGATGGCAACTCAACCTACAGCAAGTGGTGAGTCATTAGTCTCGATGGACTTTGCTAGAGATAAAATACTTAGAATGCAGGATGCAGATTTAGAAAGACAAAGAATATTTGAACAAATTGCAAGAACATCATCACCTATTATGCAGTTAGTTCAGCTTTACACTGCAGCAATGAAGAGTGGTGATGAGCAGATGGCTCAACATTACTTGCAAGAAATAAAAGTTGCTGAGGAACAAAAGCAGATGCAAGAACTTGCACAACGCATGACGTTTATGCAACAATATGGACAGATGCAGCAGCCAACGGCACCCCAACAACAGGGAGCCCCTACATCGGATGGAGTAAGACCAGAGGTAATGCCTAATGCAGCCATGGGTGGCATACCCAACACTCCATCACCAAACCAAGGCAATAACACGGCAGGTCCCCGACCCGGAGCTCAAAGTGATAGAACTCAATTACTTAGAAGTATAGGACTTGAAGAATAATGAATGAATATGATGTAATAGTTATTGGTAGAGATGGTAGAAAAAGAACAATTAAGGTTCAGGGAACATCGCAACGAGATGCAGAAAGTAAGGCAAATGCAGGTTTACCAGAAGGAGAGTCAGTAGAATTTACAAGCCCAAGACTTATTGGTGAGGATGATACACTTACATCAGGTGAAGCTGAAGATGTAGCTTCAACAGCACCTTTAAATTTAACTAGAGAACAACTTGAACAAGAAAGAGCACCATTTGCTCAATTTCAAAGAGGTTTTACATCAGGTTTAGGTCGTGACCCTGATGAACAATTAGGTGGAGCAGAAAGAAGATTTTTTCAAAACAGGCAAGGTGCAGGGCTTTCTTCAATATTATTTAATGCTTTACAAGACCCAAAAACTTTCCAAGATTATCTTGCTTCTACAGGAGTTAGTGATTTAGATGCTAGAGATAAAAAAATAATTTTCGACCAAACAAATAATGCATTTGTGAATGCAGACGCAACTGATGCTCAAAAACTTGAAGCACAAAGAGCATCACAATTTAGGCTAGCTGAAGCTGCAAAAAACCTTGGAGCACAAGGTGTAGATATTTTCCAAAACGCAAGAGATACATTTAGAAATCTTTTAGCAGGCAGCAATACTAATTTTAGTAATGCAAATGATGGTTCTCTAAGAACAAATCCAGCACAACTAACTGCATTGCGAGAATTGACTAATCCTAGCATGAACAACAGTCAAGCAGTTAATGATTTACTTAATCTTGCATCAGGAGCAGCACAAGATAGATATGGTTCATTTTTAGGAAGCAGAATAATTCCTACTGCTAATAGTTTGACATCACAATTTGCAACTGCTGCTGCACCAGAAAGAGAAGCAGGTTTCTTAGAATTCTTAGGTAACAGGTTAGGATTAACTTAAATGGTAATGCCAAATTTTGACACTGGTGGTCTATCAAGCTATCAAAGACAATTATATGATGCTGCACCTAGAGATGTATTCTTTGCTGGTCTTCCACAAAACTTATCTTTTAATCAAAGAAGGTTTTTTGAAAACCAATACCAACCTATATTTTCAGATTTTCTTGGGCAAAATGTAAGAAGAACTGCAAGTGGTCAAGATGCAATGCCTTTTTTAGATTACATGGCAGGATTAGATGTAAACAAAATGCAAAAAGATGCACCAATGAGCCAAACAGGCATGGGCGAAAGAGGTATTACTTCTACTGGTAGATTCTTTTATGGAAGATAATAATGGTATTTCAAAGATTTCAAGAAGATTTGAACAACTGGTTAAATCAAGGCAATAATAAACAAGAACTAGATAACATTGCTAAAGAAGTAACCGGGATTCCTACTGTTAAAGTAAAAGACCCACAAGTTTTTACTCAATTTATACAAGACAGTAACCCTCAATTACCTCAACCTCAACCAGAACCTGAAGCACCAGTAACACAAGAACCATCTCAATTTATAGGCAAAGGTGGTTTGATTGACCCACAAAGAGTAAAAGAATTTGGTTTAGGTTTAGCAGAACTTGGTAGTTATGGTTTTGGGCAAGCAGGTGAACAGTTTAGAAATATAGATATTGATGGTCAACCTTTATATGAAGTAGGTCAAGTACAACAACCTTTAATTGACCCACAGGTTGCTATGGAGTTTGCTGCAAGAGCTGGTGGTCCTGAAATACCAGAAGCTGTACCTTTTCTTGGTGGCATGACACCTGCAGAAACATTAGCAGGAGGTGCTGCGTATTTGACATCACCGTTAGATGCAGCAATAACAGCAGGAACAGTAGGATTAGGACCTGCAGCAAGTGCTGGTATTAAAGCTACTAGAGCAGCATTACCTGCAACTACATTAGGTAAGGGTACTAAGGCTTTATTAAAACCAGCAGAATTACTTGTTGAACCTGTTGCTAAAGGTGGAGTGGGCAAAAGACTTGCTGGCGAAGTTGCATTAACTACGCCAACTTTGACGACACTTGCAGGGACTGAAAAAAGAAAAGAAGAAGGCATTGCATACGGATTTGAAAATGCAGCAGCAGCAATTGCTGTTGGATTAACAGGCACTGTAGGTGGTAGTGCACTAATATCAAAAGTTAATGTTCCAAGAATAAAAAATGCTTTCAAGAGTGAGGATGTTGCACTGGCTGCTTCAAGTTTAGATGGTAGCAACCCTAATTATGCAAAAGAAATACTTGATGACCCAGTTTTTAATGCACATTATAAAGCAGTTACTTCAAATCAAAAAAGATTTATTGATAACTACATAAAACAAACAACTAAGTCTAGTGCAATTACTCAATCACAAAAAGATTTTTTGTATAAAAAACTTCTTACTACCTATAATACTAATCGCTTGCAAAAAGTAGCTGATGCTTTGCCAGATACTGACCCTTCAAAATTAGAATTAAATGAAGTTTTAAAAACAGTAGAAGAGTTAAAATTAAAACCTAGAAAAAATCCTGCTGCAGATTACGAAGAAACTATTAATCCAAATTTAAAAGGCAAAGTGCATGATGTTGTTACCAGTAATGGTAAAGTTATAAAAATATTTAAAGCTTCATATAAATGGGACCCTGATGCAAAAAAAGGCGATGCAATTCTTAATGATACTCAGCAAGGTATTCTTGATAGATTAATTACTGCAGTGAGAACTGGTAATGTGCAAACTGCAACAAGTATTGAACAAGCAGGAAAAGAACGTACAAGAAGAATTAAAAAAGTTAGAGATGCAGCTTATTCTGAAACAATTGAAAGAACTGGCAGTGTAAAGCAAGCTCTAAATGATGCAAAAAAAGCTGAAGTAGATGAAATAAAAAGAATAAATATAGATGGAAAAGGTGTTACAACAAAAATAGAATACAGACCTAAATCAGCAGGTATACCTACTTATAAAACAATAATACCAAAAACAGGTATACCTGAATTTATAGCAACAATAAATGCTAAAAGTACAAAATTTGATGTTCAAGAAACAAGTATTTTTAATGAAGACGAAGTTTGGCAATTACAAAAAGCAATAAATGAAAATTTATTAAATAATACTGATAAAATGGATGCAATAAAAGCACTTATTAAATTAATGGGTGACCCAACTTATACTGAAGGACAAAAAAGGTTTGCTACTAAAACTTTTAAAACAACAAAGAAAACACCTTCAGGAAGAGATGTGCCTGTTGAAGATACTACAATAGGCATACCTAGGTTAACACTTGAAGGACAATTACCTACAGGTAGAGATTTGCAATTACTCAAAAAAGTATTTGGAAAAGAATTTGTAGATACAATAAATCAATTTAAAAGAGACCCAAATCAACCAAGTAGAGGTGCTCAAATATTTGATGCAATTTGGAATATTCCTAGAGTTTTAAAAGCAACTTTTGACATTTCAGCACTTTTTTTACAAGCAGGTTTTCAAGTTTTAATAAGACCAAAAGTTGCTGCAAGAGCATTAGGTGAAGGTCTTAAAGATATGTTTAGACCTATAACAGAAGCTGTTTTTAGTCCTGACTTTAATTACAGAAAACAACAAGAGTTATTTGCCGACAAAAGAGTACAAGACTTAATTGATGCCGGTCTTGAATCAACAGATAGATTAAGCCCAGTTCTTAGCAAAAGAGAAGAATCTTTTATGCCAAGTATTATAGAAAAACTTCCAGCTTTTACATTACTTGGACCTATTGTAAGAGGCTCATCAAGGTTTCATTCTACTTTTTTAAATACTGTAAGAGCTGATGCAGGATTAACTTTATATAGACAATTAGAAGGTTTAGGCACGGATATGACACCAGAAATACTTTCTGATATCTCAAAATATGTAAACTGGACAACTGGAAGAGGACCCACAAATACGCCATTAGGCGAAATACCACCTGAAGTTTTAGCAGGAGCAAATAGATTATTGTTTTCTGCAAGGTTACAGTTATCAAGAATTGCATTTCCATTTATTGGTTTACCGGGATTTGCTTTATCTAGTGGTCCAATTCAAAAAATTGTTTTAAAGGAAAAAGCACAATATTATCTTTTGTTGGGAATGATACTTGGTTTAGGAAAAGCATCAGGTGGTGATATTGATATTTCAAAAGGTAAAATAAGATGGGGTAAGATAAGTTTAGATTTTGATAGTGGTAATAATCAATATTTAGAATTAATCTCTGATTATGTTTTGACTTTTGGAAAAGATATTTTTGGAAAAGATATGTCAAAAGCAAAAACAGGCATTCCGTACACAAAAGACAGAAGCGATTTACTTCTTAATGCAGCTAAAAGTAAACTAAATCCTGCAGTAAGCATGTTATTAGAAGTAGGAACTGGAAAAGATTTTTACGGTGATGATATTAATTGGACAGATTATGACCCTATAAGTATTAGCGATAAAACATTAAATTTTAACGGTTTAAAAAATATAGCTTTGAAATATATAGCTCCATTAAACATGGTTGGTGTTGTTGAAACATACAAAATCACATCTAATCCATATCTTGCAAGTATAGTTGGTGGTTTAGATTCAATTGGTATAATGTCAAATGCTTCTATTAATAAAAATGATATTGCACAAGAATTATTTAATTTAGACTTTACAGAACTTTACCCGTTTGAACAAAGATATGTAACAACAATGTTTTTTGCTGACAAAAGAAATCAAAGAGACATGCCAACATCTATGCAATATGAATTACAGTTTCAAAAAGAAATGGATTTATTACAAAAAAAATATACAGATGGAACTTATAAAAAAAGACAAGTTGTAAACGAATATTTTAACGCTAAACAATTTCGTTTTATTGCCAAAGATATAAGTGGAAATATTATTTATAAATGGGATGAACAAGACAAAGAAGATTATGATAGAGATGAATATTCTGCAGGTAATGAGGCACAGCAAACAGCTTTAAACGAACATTATGGAATTATGGATGTTGAAGGTGTAACAATAAAAGATGAAAAGGGTGAACCAACAAGACTAATAGATTGGGATAAATATGATGAAGTTAAAAAAAGGCTTAAATCAAAATGGACAGCAGAACAACAGCAATTTGTAGACGCTAATACTAATATTTATGAAGCTTTAATTCCAAGCAAAATATATTTTTTATTGCCAGAAAGAACTAGAGAAAATATAAAAAAATCTATAGAAGCAAGAAATGTTTTACTTGAAGGCAGATACAAGCCAAATTTGCAAACAGAATTCAACGAAGCTTTTGACCGATTGAATAATAAATAAAAAATAGTATACAATGTAGTTAAAATTAAATATTTTAGGAGTTGTAATGGTAACAGATAAACAACCAGAGAATTCAACATCTCCTGACTCGCAGCCAGAGATTTCTGAGACTGCTGAAGCTACTTCAGGCATTGTAGACAATACCGACCCTGCTGTTAACGAACAACTACAGCAACAAGGATTAATACCAAATGGAGCAGAACAAGCAGAAACCACAGGAACCCCACAGCCCGAATCAGCCGGTGCAGAACTACCTCAAAGTGTTGAGCCAACAACGAGTGTTGAAAACTCTCGTTCTTACTCGCAAGATGAATGGAGGAAAGCCCAATCATCCTACGACAAACAAATAGCAGACTTGCAAAAAAATCAAAATGATTTACAAGCACAGTTGCAACTGAGTCAATCAGAAACAACTATAGAAGCTAAAAGAAGAGAAGTTCAACAACAGTATGAGATGCAAGGATATGCTCCTGAGCAGGCACAACAACTTTCCACTCAAGCTGCACAACAAGAGAGGCAAATGCTTCAGATACAGCAAGACAAAGAAAGATTGTTAGCCCAACAGCAGCAATTATCCCAGTCATCAGAACATACTGCAAAGGTAGCAACTGCAAGGCAATTGTTAATGGAACAGGGAATAAAACCTGAAGACAAAGTAGGCAAAACCACAGCTTATGAGGTGTTAATGTCAACTGTCGACCCAAACGCAATGCAGTCAATGGCTGAAAGTATAGCTGACTTACGAGTCCAGCAAAAGCGAGTTTTAGAAACTCAGCAAAGCACGGTACCAAGTACGGGACCAACGCAAGAACTTCAGTCAGGACAGCCCTCGCAGTCAGCACCATTAAATGAAAAAACTTTAATGGAACGCTATTTGGCTGGCGACAATGACCCAAAGGTCGTTGATTATGCAAGAAGAGTAGCTTCCGGTGACATATAGGAGATAAACAACTATGGCAACCACAGCAACTACTGGGAATTTAGAAAATGCCCAGAACATAATAATAACTGCTGCTAGGTTTACTGAAGAGCACAATGCTCCTGCTATGGCTTTAATTGAGCAAATGAATTTGCCAAAAGGGGCTAAACAGGTAACTGTGCCAAAAGTAGGTCAAATGACTATTTCTGATTTACAAGACGGATTCGACATTGTTGATGACGAAGAATTAGGAATGACAACTGTAGACCTTACTGCTTCAGAAGTCGGAGCAAAAATAGTTTTAACAGACAAATTAATCAGGCAATCTGCAAACAATATTTTTTCAATTGTAGGTAGACAGCTTGGTGATGCAATGGCAAGAAAAAAGGACACTGATGTCCACGCATTGTACGCAGGATTAAACGGTGGTACTACATTTGGTGCTACAAACACAGCGATGAGTCTTGCAAACGTAGCAGGTGCAATTGCAAATGCTAAAGGACAAAAGTTTGGTTCGCAGATTTACATTTTGCAACACCCTTTTGCAACCTTTGACATTGCTAACACAGCAGTAACAGCAACAGGTGCAGCAGCCGGTATTCCGGATGGATTCGCAACTGACTTGTTAAATAACTTCTTTTCAAACATAAGACCACTTAACGGTGTTCCAATCTTTGAAGATGGTAATTTATCAAGAGATTCAGGTGATGATGCAGTTGGAGTTATTGCAGATAAATCAGCACTAGGTGTACTTAAATCAGTAGACACTAGAACTGAAAGACAAAGAGATGCTTCAATGAGAGCAACTGAAATAATAATTACAGCAGACTATGGTGTGTTTGAAATTGACGATACAAAGGGTGCACCTTTGACATTTGATGCTTCAGCCCCAGCAACTTCATAAAAGTAGGAGAATAAATGGATACTAAAGAACGTCAAGAAAAGAGG